TGCTACTATTAAGATCATCTAGAACGACACCATGGACGTCGACAAGTTGTCCAAGGTCTACCACTACCTCAAGGTGAGGGAGTCGGTGGCCGTCTACTACATGCTGAAGACCTTCAAGGTGGACTTCTACAGGTCCAACCTCCCGGGCGCCATCTTCTCCGACAACATCGTCGTGACGCCGAACAAGTTCTACATGCCCATCGAGATGAAGAAGACGTTGAACTTGACGACCTCGACGATGGAGGACTTCTTGGTGAAGATGTTGAACGACAGCACCGCGGAGTTCACCCAGGAGATGAGCTTCACCGACGCCTTCGACCAGGACAAGTACTTCAGGGACGTGGTCTCGAGGAAGGCGGACTCCTCGGGCTACTCGAAGCTGTACTCCTTGTGCGAGGTCGTGAACTTGAAGCCCACCAACTACTTCATGATGCTGTTGTCCACCAACAGGAAGAAGAAGGTCTTCTCGTCCAGGTTCTACCCCAGGTTCAGCGAGACGAACGTCTACATGGACTTGCTCGAGAACTCCACGAAGATCAGGTTCCCCATGAGGAACTACCAGAACATGGAGGAGTTGCAGTCCATGATGACCGACACCCAGGAGGAGTACGACCTCTTGATGAACTTGGCGAACAACATCTACCAGAAGAGGACTTTCAAGAAGGGCGAGAACGTCGCGGACTTGAAGTCGGACTACAAGACGTTGCTGACCGAGAACTTCAAGGAGAAGTTGACGTACTCGAGGTTCAAGTACTGGGAGAGGTCCAGGCACGAGATCTTCTCGCAGGTCTGCTTGACGCTCATCAACGTGAAGAACATCGAGAACACCGACGTGAACCTGCAGCTCAAGTACAACTACTACGGGCAGGACCACAACAAGACCCCCGACTACATCGACGAGGAGAACAACATCATCTTGGACTTCTCCGTCACGACGTCGAACGCCGGGTTCATCAGGGACAAGAAGATCAAGAAGTACTACAGCTTGGCCACGGGCTTCTCGGAGTTCATGAACGAGACCTACAAGAGCGACGCCATCGTCTGGAAGATCACCAACAGGTCGGAGTTCCAGATCCCCAGGGAGTACCAGTACATCAGGAACTCCCTGGCGTCCTCGGAGATCTTGGACTTCATCTTCGAGATGCAGAGGGCCGTCAAGCTCGATCCCTCCTACGAGAAGTTCAAGGCCATGTCGGAC